AAGAAAAGAACGTTATGATGGTAATTCACCAACTCAAAGCGGTGGTGCTATTGCATTTTTAAAACGTGTTGCAAGTGGTGATGTAACTGCTGATTTACCTCAAATATTACCGCAACAAGGCATGTCTATTAGATATGGTTCTGCTGTTGCTAAACAAACAAACTCCTACTAATGAAGATATTTGGCTACGACATACAATTTAATAAAGCTGAAAATGTTTCAGTAAATAGACCGGCAAATAGTGATATTCGTAAACGTATAACAGTACCAACTCAATTATATAGGTCAAGACAAGATATAGCACAATGGAGAGCAGCTTTAACTTCTGCTGAATCTATTTATTCACCACAAAGATATTTACTTTATAGATGTTATAACGACATTGTTTTAGATGCACATTTAACTGCTGCAATAAATCAAAGAAAGAACTTGACAATGTCTAAGGAATTTGAAGTAAAGGTAAATGATGAAGAAGATGAAGAATTATGTAAACTAATTAAAACTAAATGGTTTCGTGACTTTTTAGATTATTCTTTAGATAGTATTTTTTATGGTTATTCTTTAATCCAATTTGATTCACTTGTTGAAGATACATTCAAAGCAGTTGAATTAATACCTAGAGAATATGTAAAGCCTGAATTTCATATTGTGACAAACAGTTATGCTGATTTAGAAGGAGCTGATTATTTAGAAAATCCATATAAAAATTGGTGTATTGGTGTTGGTCGTGAACGTGATTTAGGTTTATTGATGAAGGCAGCGCCATTAGTTATTTGGAAAAAGAACGCTTTAGGAGCGTGGGCTGAATATGCCGAAGTATTTGGAGTGCCATTAAGAATTGGTAAAACAAATGTAAGGGATGAAGAAACTAGAGCAAATATGGAAGGTTTCCTAAAAAACTTAGGGACTTCAAGTTATGGAGTTTTTGATACTGATGATTTAATTGAGATAGTTGATAGTGGTAAATCAGATGCTTACCAAGTATTTGATATGATGATAGCTAGATGTAACTCTGAAATAAGCAAATTGATTTTAGGACAAACTGCAACAATGGATGAAAAATCATTTGTAGGTTCTGCTGAAGTTCAAGAACGTGTTTTAAAGAATGTTGCTTTTAACGATGAATTTTTTATAGAAGGAGTTTTAAATTATCAATTAGTACCTATGATGCAAAGATTAGGTATATTCCCACCGAATACGAAAATCAAAGTAGAAACTGAAGAAGAACTATCTTTATTAGATCAATCAAAAATAGATATTGAATTAATTAAAACTGGTAAATTTACATTTAGTGCTGAATACTTAGATGAAAAATATGGTAGTGAAGTAATTGAAGTAATGGAGCAAAACTCTGTTGAAAATATTAAAAATAGATTAGATAATCTTTACAAATAGTGTGTTCATTCTGCGACATACAAAATGCAGCGCCAATAAATATATTTTCAGATGATGAAATTGAACGTATTGTTGTTGGTGTTTATTCGGGTTTAATCACTCCGCAATCTTTAGACTTAATTACATATCAAAAGGTAGCTGAAAAGCTAACTAATGGCGTTTATAATGGTTTTGGTAAAAGTTTAATTGATGTTGCTTGGAACAGTCCAGACTATACAATGTTAAATAGTTTACGAAATAATGTTTATGTATTTAGTGGTGCCAAACAATACCATCAAGTTCGTGAAATGGTTGATGCTATTTACGACAAAGATAGGATTAAGCCATTTAGTGAATATAAGAAAACAGGAACTGATATATTCAAAAATTATAACGAAAATTATTTAAGAGCTGAATATAATGCTGCTATAAGTCAAAGCCGTTCCGCTTCAATGTGGATGGATATTGAGAGTAATAAAGAGTTACTACCTATGTTGGAATATGTAACAGTTGGAGATGGTAGGGTGCGACCTGAGCATGCTATGTTAGATAGGATTAAAAGACCAGTTGATGATAAATTTTGGAATAACTATTTTCCGCCAAATGGTTGGAATTGTAGATGTACTACTTTACAGAGTGATGATACCGATAAGACTTCTTTAAAAGGATTTACGCAACCTAAAACAGTGCCACCAGAGTTTATGATGAACGCTGGCAAAGATAAGATAGTATTTAGTGATAAACATCCTTATTTTAAAGTCGCTAAACAAGACGAGAATTTGGCTGCTAATAATTTTAATATGCCGAAGCCATGATTAACAGCTTAATTAACAAAGGTAACGTAAACGAACAACTAACTAATTCAATACATTTTTTTACACATATTTTATTAAATAAAAATAAGGATGGTTTATATTATTGTCAATTATTTTTTATAGCAATGAACTAATGGCAACTTTTGCGGAACATAAAAAGATATTAAAAGACATACAAGCCTTTAAACCACAGCTTGAGAAAGTAGTGGATGCAATGGGTGTTTTGGCTGCAAATCATTTTACACGTTCATTTAGCAATGGCGGTTTTACTGATGAAACATTTGTGCCTTGGAAAAAACGTAAAAGAGGTTACGAAACTTATAAACGTGGTAAACGTGGAGAAAGTGGAGTTAGAAGTATGGGTATTGATAGAGGTATTTTAATTGGTAAAAGTGGAGCTGGTCGTTTAAGTCGTTCAATTAGAAGTAAAAGATTTGGTTTCTTATCAGTTAAAATTTATACTGATGTACTTTACGCTCAAATACACAATGATGGTTTGATGGGTAGGGCTTTTGGTAAATATCCTTTCAAAATGCCTAAACGTCAATTTATTGGTTATAGCGGTGTTTTAAATAGGAAAATTATTGCTAAAATGGATGTAACAATAAAAAGAATATTCAATAAATAATATTACATTTGTGGTTATGGAATACGAGATAAAAGAAACTATTATATTTGAAAATACAGAGTGGATTAATATTACTTTAAATATATTTAATGTCTAAACTAACCTTATATAATTCATTAAAAACTGATTTAGGAGCTATTACAGGCATTAAACACGTTGCACTATGGAATAACCAATTGGAGCGTGAAAATGAAGAGAATCCATTTTTATATCCTGCTATTTTTATTGAGTTCCTACCATCTAATTATAGAGATAAAGGTAAGTTTGCAGTTAGTCAAGAGTATGATATGGTTGTACGTTTACACGTTTGTTTTGAAAGTTACTTAGATGAAGATACGACTATATTAACATTATTAAATAATGTTTGGCAAGCTACTCACAATAAACAGTATAGCACATTTGGTAAATTACTAAGACGTAATGAAGAACAAAATTACGACCATCCAAATGTACAGGTTTACATACAAGATTATAGCACTTTAGGAAACGACAATCAAAATACAAATACAGTAACAGCAACATTAGATCCAGTAATAACTGGTGAAATTGTTTTACCAAATCAACTATAAATGGCACGTTCAATAGATACTATTATTGCAGATATGGATGCGGAACAAGCCGCACAAACAGGATTAAGTGGTTTAAATAGCGTTTCAAATTCAGCTATCTATACTTTATGGAAATATATTGTAGCTGCTCAAATGTATCTTCAGGAAGTGCTTTGGGATTTATTTAAAGTTGATTTAGAAACTATTGTAACAAATGCAGCAGTTGGAACAAATCAATGGTTTAAATCTAAAATGTTTTTATTTCAATATGATGCAACTACTCCGCAAGTTTTACAAGTTGATAGTAATTTTGCTGTTAATTATACAACTATTGATGCGACAAAAAGAATAGTAACTAGATGCGCTGTTAAAACAACTGCAACTAGAACTGTATTAATTAAATTAGCAAAATCAGAACCACCAGTGGCTTTATCAGCTCCTGAATTAGTGGCTGCTAATGCTTATGTTGATGATTTAGCTTTTGCTGGCATTAACTATATTATATCTAGTACTGCAAGTGATAAATTATTAGTGGATGCATCTATTTATTATGATGGTCAATATTCTGCTGTTATTTCTGCAAACGTAATTACTTCAATCAATACTTATTTAGCTAATATTGATTTTGATGGTAGTTTTAAATTAAGCGCTTTAGTGGATGCAATTCAATCAACAACTGGAGTTACTGATGTAGTGTTAAACAATGTAGCAATTAGACCTAATAGCGTTGCATTTGCGAGTACAACTTATTTAGTTCAAAGCAAAACTACTTTAATTCCAGTATATCCAACAAACGCTGGTTATGTAACTGAAGAAACTACTGCTGGTCAAACTTTTACTGATAAATTAAACTTTATTGCACAATAATGAGCATTTATAGTTATGATAATAAAATAGTTGCTGAACAAATAGCACCTCCAACGCTAAGACAATCAAAGTTTTTAGCGTGGTTATATGTTATAACAAAACCAGTTCAATCGTTATGGGATTTTGCATTTAATGGTTATAAAGATGGTTCTACATTTGATTATGATTTAGATGATACTTTCTTATTTTTTCCTATTGGATTTGTATTCACTAAAGGAGATGTAATAAAGTATAGTAAAGGGATTTATGTTTGTATTGAAACATTTAGTTTTACAGGAACTATTGATTTAACTAAGTTCAATAAATTACAAGATAATTTTTTAGGAGTAGAAGAAAGAATTAAATATAATTCACAAAAGATACTATTTGAATATGCTATGAATACATGGTTTAGTGTTCCAAATTCATATATTCCAAATCCAATATTTATTACTAATAATTTTATTCAATCGGAAACTATTTTTTTAATGGGTGGTTCAAGTGAAACATCAAGCGTAATGCCTAACAATAGTGTTTATTCAGTTGATTATATGGGTAATGTGCCGGCATATATTGCAACTACTTTTGATTTTACAATTAACGTGCCTTTAGATTTATTTAATACTTTAGGGACAAACGCTGCTAATAAAGAAAATACAATTAGACAATTTGCTGATAAATATAATTTAGCAGGAACAACTTATAACGTAATTACATACTAAAATGAAAACAATAATAACATCAAACGTATTAGATCCATCAGTATTACAACCATTTACAGCTCAATCTTTGAGGTTTCTACAAGAGAGTAAAGAAGATGATGTTGCTGCATTAATTAAAGCATTAGTTATATCTAATTTAGGTAGTTATTCATTAACAACTCCGTACGTTATAAGTGGGTGTGTTGTTAGTGATAGTGGTAAAGATGTTACTGCTGGAGAAATATTTTACGGTGGTAAATATTACGAAACAACTGCTGTAAATGGAACTACAAATGTTGCAAGGTTTATATTAACAGCAAGTCAAGATGCAACCGCTGATCCATTAACATTTAGCAATTCATCAGTATTTAATGTACATACTATTTACAAATACGTTCCAACTGATGTTGCAACTGGTGGTGATTTTACTTCTGCTAATTTAGTAGACCTTTATACAGGTTCATCTACTAAGT